GGGCTCAGGTCCCGCTTCAGGTAGATGCGCTTGAAGAACTCCGACGCGGTGGTCAGAGTATATGCTTGAGTGGCGTAAGTCATTAGGGGCGTTCCAGTTTGTTAAACCAGTCCCAGGCTTCTCTTTCCAACTGCGCGACAGGGTCCATGTCCTTGGTCGCGGAGGAGAGGTGGGCACCGGAAACGGTATTGGCCAGCGTTTTGACCGCGGCAGTGGCGTCAGGGGTGGTTCCACCGAGCCAGGTGCGCATTCTTGACAGCCGGGAGTCGAAAACCTTAACGGCCTCCTCCGGTGTCATTGGCTCACCCGCCCCGGCTTCGAGCTTGGTCGTCGCATCCTTACGGATGATGTCCCAAATCTCGCCCATGGCGCCTTCGCGGTCGGCGCGAATCGCTCGCGCAGCGTGGGGACTGGTACTCTCAATCGCCCCGTCAACGTACGTGGTCAGGCCGCGCTCGTACACTGCTCTGTGTTGAGCCATCTCCTGAGCCTGGACAAACGCTTGATGCTGCTCCCGCATAGCGGAAAACTCGTCTCGGAGGGATTCAATCTTCTCCTCCGTAACGCCGCTATCGCGCAGCTTGGCGGCAAGCGCCCGGTACTCAGCCGGACTCTTGTCACCCAGCGCTTCTCCCAGCAACCCTCGCCCAGCGTCTCCCGGGTCGACCCCGATTGACTTTAGGTACCCGGGCAGGTCAGCGCGGATGGCCGAAGCCGTCCATCGCTTATCCGTCGCGGGTGCCCCTGTGCGCACCTTGGCCTCCAGCTCCTTCGCTCTTGCCGCTAGCTGCCGCTCCTGTTCGTGGATTCGCTTGAGTGCTTCGACCACGAAAGCAGGGTAGGCGGGCTCTTGACCAGTCGCCCCCGCCGCGGGCGCCGCAGTCTCAGCGGCCGACGGTGGGGTAGCTGCTCCCGCGGGTGCTGGAGCGGAGGACTGGCCTTCCTGGGCAAGGACTTCGTCGGACGCACCGACGGCAAGAACCTCGTTCAGGATGGCAGAAACGTCTTCAGGGGCTTCGGGCTGGGTCACGGGTGTCTCCTACTCACATTGGAGGGCCACCCGGCGGCATCCCCATCGGGGCTCCACCAGGCGGCATCATTGCCGGCCCGCCGGCCATCATCATTGAAGGGTCCATCATGGGCCCCCCGGCGGTTGCGGCTGAGGGGACGCCCATGCCCATTCCTGGGGGGCCTTCCTCCTCTGGCTCCGGGGCCGTGATGCTCTTAGCGTGCATCATCCAGGCCTCGAAATTCTCGGGTACGTGCGGTGGCACGTCTTCCCAGGACCGGAGGTCAAGGTACGCGTAGTGCACCTTGAGCAGTCCGGCCACCAGGTCCTGCATCTCGTCAGGGGACTCATACTCCCCGTCGTTCAGCAGCTCAATCACCCGGTCAATGTCCTCGGCGGCGGCGGCCGACAGGCTCGCCAGCTGCTCCAGGTCCGGGTTGTTCATGTGCTGGGTGTACTCCTCGGCCGTAATCTCGCCTCGGGCGCGCATCTGCTCCAGGGCGTCCAGCCGCGCGGCCGGGGTCTGGTTCATCGTGGAGGAGGCCTCCAGCGTCAGGTAGTACGAGGCCTCGTCCAGGTCGATGAGCTTCCAATCGATGACCTGGGACCGCGAGGAGCCCTTCTTACGGTACGCAACCTCCTCTGAGGGCTTTCCGCCGTTGCTGCCGCGCTTGTGCATCACGCGCATGACGGTTTCGGCCAGGTCAAGGTAGAACTCCTCGAAGCGCTGCGCCAGGTCCGTGAACCGAGCCTGCTCAATCTGGTTGAACTCCCGGAAGGCCTTGGATGAGTCGAACCGAGCGCTCTCCGGAGGTCTCGCCTGCGCCGAGAGCTGGGAGATGCCCATGAACTCGTAGCAGCTGCGCACCAGGCGGTCGCGCTCGTTGTAAATCTCCGGGGAAGCGCCGGGCCAGTTTAGGGCCTTGGGCTCCATGGGCCCGGTGTAGCGGATGAACTTACCAATCTCGTTGGTAATTTGGTGGACGTTGAGCTGGGCGCCCTGCGGAACGAGCACGCGAGGCACGGCCATAAGGTCCTGAGACTCGCGGATGCGCTCGTTAATCTCGTTCAAGCGCAGCTGGTAGCTGAAGATTTCCTCCACGACGCTGGGGCAGTACCACCCGTTCAGGGGCGGCTTCCAGTGGAAGAACACGATGGGCACCCAGCTCTCGGTCCAGGGCTCGTCTGAGATGATGAGGCCTTCGATGGCCACGGTGTGGCGCCCCGCAGTGAGCGTACCGGCCTCATTGGTCAGTGCACGCCGCCAGGCCTCCACGATAACCACGTGCTCCGGGCCGGTACCGCGGTAGTTAAGGTACCGGGTGTTGCCCGCGGACGTTAGCTGCTCGTCCGTGAGTCCGAACCGCGACCGCGCCTCAGCGTAGGTCATGACCCGGCGGACCATGACGTGGACAGGGGGGCGACCACTCAGGCACTCGCGCTGGTCCACCAGAACGTCGTCCGGGAACACGCGCTCGATGCACAGCTTCTTGCCGGGGCCCTCGTCAACGCGCATGGCGCCGAAGCCGAAGACACAGGCGTCCCGAAACACCAGCTTGCCCTTGGCGTAAATGCGCAGGTGCAAGAAAGTGGAGTACAGCCAGCGGTCGGCCTGCTTGGCGGCCTTGCGCAGGGCCCACGGGGCGCCTTTGAGCACCACGGTGGGCTTAGGGCGTTGCTTGCCCACCTGGGACACGAAGGTGTCCACGATGGACAGGGACAGGTTCTCGGACAGGCGCGAGACCGGGGACAGCGAGGTGTCGCTGGTGACCCCGAAGCCCCAGTCGAACGAGGTCGACGGCAGCTCTCGGTTTGAGTACATCTGCGCGTAGAGCAGGTAGTTCTCGTGGTTCTCCTGGTGCCGCTCCTCCAGGTCCCGGGCGTGCTTGAGCAGGGCGGACGCGCGGTCCTCCTCCTCAAACTCCGGGTCGTACCAGAGGGCGGCCAATTCGTCCTTGTCGCTCACTCGTTACCGGTGCGAAAGCTGGGGCGCGCCCACTGCCGGGGCTGCGATGGAATCTCCCCCTGAGCCGAGACGGCCACCTCAGGGGCGTCAAAGGTAGCCTCCACGCGAGCGTCGCCCTTGGCGTACACCACGGAGCGCAGGGGGCCGGCAGCACCTAGCACCTTCAGAATGTCCTCTAGGTCCTCTAGGTCCACGACTACCTCGTAATCAGGTGGTCCACGCGGCCCACCTTGCGCAGGTGAACGTTGGGGTCACCCGGCTGAAACGTGCGCTCCACGGCCTCTTTCTCAGCGGCCATGCGCTCGGCCCACCACTCGGTGGAGTATTTATCCACTTTTCGGATAGCGGACGTAGCGTACTGGTGGTAGGCGTAGCGCCACACGTAGAGCATGGCGTCACAAAGGTGATTGGGGCAGGCCGGGGATTCCTTGAGACGCCCGGTGCGGACCAGCAGCTCCTTGGCCGCCTTGGAAAGGTCCCACTGCAGACCCAGAAGCTCGTAGTGAAGCTCTGAGTCGTCCTGAATCTTCAGGCGCCCGGCCGCAAAGTCCGTGTTGACCAGCTCGATGTGGTCGTACTTCTCGGTCTTCTCGGCCCGGATGACCGCGATGCCGCGCGACATCAGGGTCTCGACCAGGACCTTGCCCAGGCCGCCCGCGTCGGCCACGATAGCCTCGAACGGGCCGAACTTGGCGGCGCAATCCTCAATCTCTTCCTGCATCTGGTCCAGGGTAAGGTGCGGCGACTTCCAGTCCCAGACGTGGTACAGGGAGCCGTCGTGCTCCCCGTAGGCCAGGACCACCATGGCGAAGTCGTCCTCGTACCCGAAGTCCAGGCCCAGGAGCATGTGCCAGGGCCCGCCGCCCTTCGGCAGGCCGTGCTTGTCTGACTCTTCCTTAGGGGAGGGCACCCACTGGACCTTGCCAGTGGTGCGCATGCCGGCGTAGGCGTACACGCGCTCGGACACGTTCTCCACCCACTCGCCCAGGTACTCTCGGCGCCAGACCGGGTGGTCATCGCCCCAGCCGTTCAGACGCTTGTTCAACAGCGCCCGGCTCCACATCTTGGGCAGGGCGTAGTTGTCCTTGATGGTCCAGGTGTGCAGGGACCAGCGCGGGATGGGGGTGTCGGTAATCTCGTCATGCGTGGCGAGGCCCTGGTACATGGGCTCGTTCCGCAGGGCGTACGGGACGCACGTGGGCTCGCCCGGGTCCCCGTCGTGCTTGGGCTTGGTGCGAGCGGTCTCGCAGGTGGCCTCGAAGAACACGCCCTCGGGAATGACCCCGGGGGTGCTCACGAGGAGCAACTGCCCACCGCGCCGCGCCAGGCCCGGCAGGAGAATCTCCTGGATGAGGGCCTTGAGGCGCTCCGGGGCGAACGTCTTGCACTCGTCCACCACGATGAGGTCGGCCTCGACCTTTGAACCGCGCAGGCGCTCAAGGTCCGCTGCGGTCTCGGCGCCGGCAATGAACCCCACGGAGCCGTTCTGGTGCTTCCAGGACGCGGCCGTGAGATTGATGTCCAGGCCCAGGTCGTACCGGGCGTTGAAGGCCTGGACGCCGCCGGGGGCTAGCTCCCAGTAGTTCTCCTTAGCGGCTTTCAGGGTCAGGCCGATGATGAGCATCCGCTTGTTGGGGTAGCGCTCGCCAAGCTCCAGCGCTATGCCGGTGGCCCCGTGGGACTTACCGGCGCCGCGCGGGCAGCGGCCGGACTTGAAGATGGCCGGGTCAAGGCCCATCACGCGCTGGACAGGATTCAAGTCAGCCAGAATCTTGTCCGCCCTGGCTTCGCACTCGACGAAGAGGGTGTCCTTCTGGCCAAGGCGCTCTTTGAGGCGCCCCCATGTAACGCCGCCGCTCACTTAGGCGCAGCCACCGCCGCTCGGGCAAATCGATAGTGTGCCACCAGCCCGCCATTCGCTGGGAAAACGTCGTCGCCGATGACCACTTCGTCCCGGTCGTAATGCAGGAAGGCCTGGGCCTTGCCCGGCCGCTGCACCCACTGGTACTGCGGCATGTCGTAGCCCGGCAAGTTAACGGCGGCCGAGAACTGGACCATGAACAAGGGGCGCATGTCAGCGGGCACTAGAGGTCCTTCCGGCGCGCGGGGTCTGGCACGTGCGCCACTCGCCAGTCGGGGGCCTTGAACCAG